TTCGTTGGTGTTACTAAAGGCGGAAATCTTCACGTGATCTTTTGGACTCGGCTTGTTCTCTCATTCGTTCATATCTTGCTTTGCTGCGAGCGTAGTTAACCACGATGCAAGCATAGGCGATGACTAGCAGCACGCACAAGAGGAGGATAATAAAGAGAGGGCCGGTGGTGTTTTCTAGGATGTTCATTGTCTTGTTTTTCTTGTTAGTTGTTATTGGTGAAAGAGTCCTCCACACTCAAAAAGTATTGAATCACCTTTTGAGGAACTGGCTTGCGCTTGGTCCATGTTTCATTTTCAAGATAACCTAAACCCTCCAAAGAAGCGAGCGATCCGCTGTAGCCACTTGGATGACTTACGGTTGAAAAGATAGTTTTCCCGTCACGCTCTAAGTTAAGCGTAAAGCGTCCATAGGTTGTGGTTTCTTGGTCTTGTTGGTCTTGTTGGTTTTTCATTACAATTACAGTAATGGCCTAATCTAAGTGATCTTACAAATAAAAAACAAAAAAAGTTCATCGTGTCTTTTCTTGGGTGCTTACAGTCTATTCGAAAAGTGCAAGCACCTCGGTAGGCATTAGGTAGGCATTAGGTAGGCAGTAGGTAGGCAATAGGTAGGCAATAGGTAGGCAACAGGTAGGCATTAGGTAGGCATTAGGTAGGCAGTAGGTAGGCAGTAGGTAGGCAACAGGTGTTACTTGGGTTGCTTTCGGTTGCTTTAGGTTGTGTTTACATTGTAACTACAGATTAATCACAAAAGGGGTGACAACACAAAAACAAGCGAAAAGGTAAACAATAGCTGACAATCAACAATTCTGCTAAGGCTTCGCCTAAGGTAACAATCAAGCAAAGCCAATGCAAAAAACATTCTAAGTGTCTCTATGATGGCCTATCGTAGAACGCTTTCGGTAGAATAAAGGCACCCCCCTTGCTTATTTATAGGCAATCGGCCTCTTGTTGTGACGTTTTCGAGGGGGCTCGGGGGGTTTTTCGCCGTCGCTGCGTTAACTATACCCCTTCACATTTTTATAACAAAAACCTACAGCCTATCATCCTCCTCGATCTCATAGGATTCCTCATGGATAAGCTGTGTCATCTCGGCGTGTTCTATGGCACCCCTAAGCTTCGTTTGGATGGTCGGTAGCATCCCGAGGCCAGCATAAGGATTAGATGATGTTACCTTAATGTTCCTGGTGTCTTTGTGATGAACAGCAACAACAACATCATCGAAGTGTTCCCGGAGGCAAGCTAAGGCATGCTCTAGGTTGTCTAGGGAGACCTCAGGTATCTCTTGGTGATGGATGTTGGAGTTATGTTGCATTAAACACTGATGGGTTGGTTAGTTATAGGTAATCATTAACACCTACTCTTAGAGCTATTCTTAGGTCTCCTTAAGTCCCCTTATTCTAAGATCTCATAAGATCCCCCTAAGATAGTGTTATTGATGATGTTATTAATAATTCTTAGATCATCCACCTTCGGGGTCTCCTAAGATAGGCTTATTCCCTTCCTCCCTACTATGGGTATCATTTGTAAGGGATTGTTATTCAACTACTTACCCCAATCTGAAAAACACTTGTTAATACTTATGGCTATTGCTTTTCCGAGTTGTTGTTTTCCGTATGATGATTCTTGGAACATGGTCCATTCCTTTTTGTTGGTTCCGAAGAATGGTTCAAGGATAACACAAGGTGCTTTAAGCATCCTGAGGAACCGTGCGCCTCTTTCGGAGTTATCCTTGATGGCTTTGGGTCCACGGTTGAGGTTGTTGGGGAAAGCGGACTCCATTGCGTCGATAAAGGCGTCGGCGGCTTGTTTGCCGTGTTTGGAGGAGTGCCAGTAAAGGGCTTCGTATCCGTTGGCCTCTTGGGACTTGTAGGCGTTGAAGTGGAGTTCGACCACAAGGTCAGCCCCAAGGGGATCAACGCTGCGCTTAAGGTTAGCCATAGCTTCGGTGTAGGAGTCCCCTTGGTATTTGTCGATAATGGTAACATCAATAGACTCGTCTAGGTAAAGATTGATAAAGTGGGCAAGGGTTCGATTGTAGGCCCACTCGGTGAGGTTTCCGTCCCATCCTACAGCTCCCTTGTCGTTGGCCCTAGAATGCCCCACAGCCAGCACAAGGCGTTGTTTCCTAGGCTCACCTACCGGTCCATCTAAAACCCTCTCAGAATCCATCCTAAGGCCACTATCGCGGTATTCCTCAAGCATTGCTATAATGTCGTTAACAGTCTTTATATCCATGATGTATGTGCGCTTTTGTTGTGAGATTTGTAATAGGTGTCCTTAAAGTCTCTGAGTTGTTGTAGGATGGCCTCCTCTTTGCGTTCTCCGATCTTTGTGTCGGCATCTTGGGCCATCTGTTGTGTCCAGTAGGAGACACCCATCGAAAGGGCATCGAGTCTATCATCGTGTGTTAACGCCCCTTTTTCTCGTGTAAGGCGAGAGAGTTGGAACATTAGCTGATACTTAAGCTGTGTCTCGATGGGATACTTTTGGGCTGAGTCGTAGTCGTTCTTGATGACCTTAGGGTCGATAACAAGTCGGTGTTGGTTAAGGACTGGTTCAAGGGTGTCTACTATTCGTCGTTCCTTTTGGACGTTATGTCGGATCTCCTCGATGGTGCAAGGGTAGATCTTGGTGAGATAGGGCTTAATGATCTCCACAAACATGCCGTCACCGAAGTTACTTTCCACCACAATAACATTAACCTTATTCATCTTGGCCTTCATGGTCAACACCTTAAGAACCTTTTCGTCGTAACCTCCTTGCATACCACCGGCATCGGTAACATACAGGTAACCGTTAAGCATCTTGACGACAGCCCAAGAGGTCTCGTCTTTACCACGGCCTGACGGGTCAACAGCAAGGACACTTCCGGTGTAAGGCACGTGGTCCCCTACAAGCTTCATAGGACGGAAGAAGCGGTCCCCGGTGAACCCGACGTTAGGCACAGTGCTGTCCCAAGCGTTCTCCGGGACTTGCGCCCACACAAGCTTTTCGGGTGCCGTCTCGTTATCAAGATCCATAACAATCAGGTCATTGATCTTTAATGGATAGCGGTCCAAGTCGGACAGCTTAGGGTCCAGCATGAACTGCATGGCGAACCCTGACTTACCATAGGATGCTTCACGCTCTGCTAGGTCGATGTCACCAAAGCGTGTGGGTTCGGTAGGGTCTCCGACGTTATCATCATCGATACAGGAGTCAGCTATGTTACCCTTGTAGATCTTTTCGGACTTATCGGATGTTACCTTCTTTGCTGGCCACACGCGCATCTCGTAGTCACGCTCAAGCATCTTGTTATAGATACTGTCCTCACATTGGGGTGTCCCAAGGAAAAGGATGCGGCTGTTGTCCTCAGGCTTAAGGATGGCTTCGAACTCCTTGACTTGCTCTGAGAGCTTGTCACGCATCGACTGGGTGGCTGAGTTGTTAGGAACTTCTACGTCATCAGCAACAATGATGTCAGCACGGGAGCCGGTAAGCTGGGATGTTATACCAAGGGACTTGACCGAGGGAGCGTGGGATGCTTGGGCTGGCCCGACATCAAAGGAGATCTTAGAGAAGCGTTGTTTGTCCCCAGGCATCAAGTGAGCCAAGACGGGCATCTCGTGGATCAACCTAAGGGTGAACGTAGAGAAATCATCAGCGCGGTTCTTGGATGCTGAGACAACAAGGATGTTCTTTTGTGGATCTAGGAGGAGTTGGTGGACAACAAAGGCTGAACAGATCCATGACTTACCGACACCTCGGAACCCTTGGATAACACCACGTCGTGGACCGTTTTGCATCCACTCGGCTATCTCGTATTGGATAGGGGTGGGTGCGGGTAGCGTAAGGTGGTTCCATGTCATCCAAAGGAAGTTACGGAAGTCCTTAAGCTGTGGTGGGATGTCACTCATTCATTGACAACTTTATCAGTCGGATCTTCGAAGGGAAGTAAATTTACAAGTGCCTCCAAGGGTGAATCCTTAGTGATGCTTGCAGTGATGTTATTGTCCTTAAGTAACTGACGAGCAGCGTTTAACAAGGCAGGAGGTGCTTCACCACTTTTGATTTGGTCGATGAATGTGTCGATGAGAAGGTCTTGTAGACCCTCCATCTTGATGCTTCGTTTTTCGTCGCTCATTATTACTTCTGTTTCTGTTTTAAGAGGTGTCGTATCTTTATTAACATATAGATCAACGTGGAGAGTCCTACCGCAATAGCCACAGTGGTGTTAACTTGTTCGAGTGTTATATTTGCAATCAATCCGGTGATACCTACTAAGGGTGTATTGACTGAGGAGTTCATAATAATTGTTATGCACTAAGGGTGCTTCCGAAGACAACGAAGTCAATTCCACGCCCGGAGCTGTCGGTGTTGTTAAAATCAATCGTAAACC